CATTTTACACAAACTAAAAGTCCACTAACTAATCAAATGCAACTGCGTGGAGTAACTAGTTTTTCTATATTGTCAGAAAATCTATATATTGATGATCAAAATAAATTTAATGCAGTAATAATTGATTCAACTAATCCAGCAGTTAGAGTACCTAACAGAAACACTTTTAAAAAACAGTTGGCTAAAATAGATTTAGTCGTGGCATTAGATAGTTTTCATACAGAAACTACTAGATTAGCAGATTATGTTCTTCCTATCACGACATTTTTTGAAAACTATGAATTAGTTGGCAATGACAATTTTAACTATGGACATGTACAACTTAGTCGGCCTATTCTTGCTAAACCATCTTTTGCCAAACACAGTAGAGAAATATATGAAGAACTATTAATTAGATTGGGTATAATTGATAACAGTCAAGATAATAACCGCTATGAGGAGTATTTGAAGGATTCTAATAAGTTTTTACTAGATTTGTATGAAAAAACTAAGGCAGGACAAATTAGAAATAATTTATATATACTACGCAAAACACTAGGTACCAAATATGCTGATCCAATCATCGCGATGGCCTGGTGGTATGTCTTTTTATTTAATATAAGATATTCTCCAAACACGACAGTGTCAAATTTAATCGACTATACTCACGAACAAATAGATCAATTAGCTTCGACTAGTATAGTTCATGTACTAAAAAATATTGATACTCAGATACTACGCACTGATAAAAAAATAAATTTGACTCCGGGTTATACCAAAACACTGCTGAAATTGAATCAATCGAGAATACATTCTGACAAATTTCTATTTAGGCTCATGTGCGGATATCGCCAAAAAGAAACTTTTAATGGATTAGTCAGATCAAATGATCCGCCATATGTAGAAATTAATATTGATGATGCTAAAGAATTAGGAATTTTTGAAGGGTCGATAGTCACATTAACAACTGAAAACGAGAGCATAGATCTGCAGGCTAGGATTAATCAAAACATTCAATCTAAAACTCTGCGCATGCCAAACAGTCCAATATTAAATATTCTTACAGCTGATTCAAACGTAGATTACATAAATCCGCAATACAAATATGTATTTGCTGATATAAAACTTAGGAAAAATATCTAATGGAAAAAATAGATTTCTTAAAAGCGCATCAGAAATATTGCAATTATCAAATTACAAGTGCTATCCAATTACTAGATTTCGCTATTGACATAGAGCGATTAAGAAAAGAAATATTTGAATTTATTGTTCGTAATCAATTCGGGTTCAGTGTCGTATCATTACGGTTACCAAAAGGAGAAACTAATTGGACTACTGATTATGAAATGCTAGAAAGTAATGCCGTAAATGATTTTACCTATCATCCAGCGAGTATCGTAGCACCAAAAAATAAAAAACACGCCTTGACCTATGACCGTTGGCATCCCGATCTGGAAAATAGTTACGTGGCTGAATTGACCAAAGAGATCGAAAAATTAACGGGATTAAAAATCACCAGGATCAGACTGTCTTGGCTGAAACCCACTGGCGGATATCCTATGCATGCTGATGTAGATCCAATGCGGATACATATTCCTATATTTACAAATACACTGGCTTATTTTGTGCAAGGACATAAAATATATCATATGGAATATGGCAAATTATATCATTTGATCACTACATCAAATCATACTGCTTGGAACTTTGGAAAATTACCAAGACTACATCTGATATTTTCAACATATCATGAGGAAATCGATAAAGTAGTAAATGTCATGATTGACAGAACAGCCACAAGAATAAATTTCGTAGACCATATCATCACTAGCGGAGTCGATGAATATTCTTTAGAACAACTTTGTGAGCTTACTTTACCACACGTAGAGTCTGAGGAAAAACGTTCGCAGGTGGCACACGATACAGAACAATTAATCAACCTGTTGCGATGGTATGAAGATTTGAATGCTTCGGAAAAAGAATAAGTTTAGAAAAATTTGGAAATTTAAAATAAAGACATTATAATAAACTATATGGCCACAGCAAAATTATTAATTAAAGATGAAGTGAATGTAAAGATAGAGGGACTAGACTTACATGAACGTAAGGAACTATCAAATAAGTTCAAATATGAGATTCCGGGAGCTCGTTATCTACCTGCGGTACGTCTAGGGCGGTGGGATGGTAAAGTGGCTTTCTTCCAACTAGGTGGTAGCACTTATATCAACCTACTGCCAGAGATTATTGCTTACCTAGACAAGCAGGGATATAATTTAGAAGTAGAAGATATCAGAGATTATAAAACTCAATATGAGTTTAATCAAGTAGATGAAAATACATTCAGTCACATCACTTGGCCAGCCAAGCACCCAATGGCAGGACAGCCGATCATGCTCAGAGATTATCAAGTTGAGATCATCAACAAGTTCCTAGCTAATCCACAATGCCTACAAGAAGTAGCTACAGGTGCAGGTAAAACCCTAATCACAGCCGCATTAAGTTATAGCTGTGAACCACATGGACGCACTATCGTCATCGTTCCAAACAAGAGTCTGGTCACACAAACAGAAGCTGACTATATCAACATGGGATTAGATGTTGGGGTCTACTTTGGTGACCGTAAAGAATTTGGACGCACACATACTATCTGCACTTGGCAGAGCCTAAATATCTTGCTCAAAGGATCACGCAATCATGAAGTAGATGTCACTATTGGTGAATTCTTACAAGACGTTGTCTGTGTTATGGTTGACGAAGTACACATGGCCAAAGCAGATGCGCTTAAAACTCTACTTACTGGTGTAATGGCACATATACCTATCAGGTGGGGATTAACCGGCACGATTCCTAAAGAAGATTACGAATTTATCAGCCTAAAGTGCTCAATAGGAGACGTTATTGGCCGTTTAAGTGCCAGTGAATTACAAGAGCAAGGAGTATTAGCTAATTGTCATGTAAACGTCCTACAACTAGTTGATCATGTAGAATATAAGGATTATCAAAGTGAGTTGAGATATCTGTTAGAAACAGAAGGCCGATTGGATTATATAGCCAAGCTAGTAGAGTCGATCCGCAAGACAGGTAATACTTTAGTGTTAGTTGATCGTCTAGCACCAGGAAAAGCCTTGGTAGAACGCATAAAGGATTCAGTATTTGTATCAGGAGGTACTAAAGCAGATGATAGAAAAGAACAATATGACGAAGTTGCAGAAATGGACGACAAAGTTATTGTTGCCACTTACGGTGTTGCCGCTGTTGGCATCAATATTCCTCGTATTTTTAATCTTGTGCTCATTGAGCCTGGTAAGAGCTTTGTTCGAGTTATCCAGTCAATTGGTCGAGGTATTCGTAAAGCTGAAGACAAAGATTTCGTCCAGATCTGGGATATAACAAGTACCTGCAAGTTTGCCAAACGGCACTTAACTAAAAGAAAGCAATTTTACAAGGAGGCTAACTACCCATTCGTCGTTGAAAAGACCGATTGGCAATAATTTATGTATATACTAACATTAGAAAACACCGCTTATGAGATGAATGAGATTCCAGATGAAGTTGAGGATCTGCGTTTCGCTATATTAGACAACAGCGATCCGAAAAATCCAGACTATTTCTTTATACCTCTGATCTTCTTAGAATCGTTTAACAGTCCCGCATTGGTATTGCGTATCGGCAGTCACTTGGTTAAGATGCCTGTGGATTGGCAGATACTCATAGGTGAACCAGACTTTGGTGACTTGGAAGTCATACCATTAACAAGTATTAACGATCGTGGATTCAGTGTATTCTGTTTCAATCCCTTGGACAGCTTCAAACCAGAGTTCCACCCAATTGAGATCGTGGATATCTATCAAGATGTCAAATGGTATTTTCCAAAACTACGCCCTGGACAGATGCTGGCAGTACCTATAACAGATGGTGAACATCCCTTATGTGCTTACTTTGTCAAGGACATAAGCAGACAAAGCGAAGTAGTGGATTACGGAAAAATATGGTAAAGAAAGGATTGAGCATGTGGAGACTCTGGGCCAAAGCTCTAGGCCAAAAAGAGGGAATTACAGATAAAGAAGCAGACATAGTTGCACTATTAAGAACAGCGATAGTGGCTCTATATATCGTAACTAATCTCTTCATTATTGCAGGTATTATCAGGCATTGGTAATGGGTAATTTGATACCAGGTGGCACATACATATATGAAAGCCCAGACGGTGGGCTAACTACCTATGCTCGATTAGAAGGAACTACAGAACGCATAATGATAGGGCAAAGCTGGCAAGCTCGAGAATTAGTAGAACAACGCATGTGGACTGACATTTATAAACACCGTAATAGAAATAAGGCTTTACAACATGCGGTGGAAGAATGTATAATTATATATAAGCTCTCAGAGGAATATAAAGATGTTTAATCCAAAAATGTTCAAACAGAAAAAGAAACGTGAGGTTGATCCAAATGCGCCACCGCGCCCAAATCTGTTGTCACATGACAAGACCATACGTGAAGGCCAGGCTGCATTCACACAGTTAGAAGATCGTGTGCGTAGGCAATCAGAAGAATTAGAAACACTTAAAAACAAATACGCTGACTTACAACAGAGCGTGGCACAGATCTTAAACTATCTACGTAAAGGTAGATAATTGAGTTTTAGTAAAAAAATATTGTGTCTTGGCAACAATACCAGAGATACTGATATACAAACGCGAGAATTAGCCAAAGTAGATAATACAGTCTGCCATGGATTAATTATTGAACATTTACCGATCGCGACAGGATATTATCATTCAAGTGTTTATGATTTAGAATTTGGTAAATTATTAGATTTGATTGATAATTTTGATACTCTGATAATTTTAAATCAACCCAAAGAGACTTGGTCACATCCTGATGCATTTTATACTACAATACAAGTAGCAAAAAATTCTTCTATCCCTGTAGTTTATCAAAATACTGAAGAAGCTAAAGACATCGCATTCTTTGAATCATTAGTTCAGACTAATAAAAGTTTTTGTATATTCCCCTTCATTGAATTGTTAGTACAAAATGGTTCTACAACTGTTTGTTGTAGATCGTCTAAACCAATCACGACCATAGACAAGTTAGAAAATTATAATTCAGATATACATTATTTAAAAATAAGAAATAAAATGTTGTCTGGTGAATTAATACCAGAGCATTGTCAAAGTTGTTATAATTACGAAAATAAAGGTATGCTCAGCGCCAGGCAACAAGAAACAATTGAGTGGGCCAATAGGTTAAATCTTAAATCATTAGATGACTTAATCAATATACAAACTCCTAGTTATTATGAAGTAAGACCTAGCAACATCTGTAATCTACAATGTAGATCCTGTAACCCTGGAAATAGTAATCTAATAGAAAAAGAATACATTAAAATTGGTTTGCACGACGCAGATCAAAAGTTTACGCACACTAATTTTAATTTTGTTAAATTTGATAACTTAAAAAAATTATATCTAGCAGGTGGTGAACCAACAGCAATGCCAGACGTATATACATTCTTACAAAAATGTATCGATGAAAATAATGTAGATTTTGAATTTCTAATCAATACCAATGCTGTAAAATTCAGTGACAAGTTAAAAGAATTGTTCAAACATTTTACTAATTTACACTTTATTGTAAGCATTGACGGATTTGAAAAAATAAATCATTATGTCAGATGGCCTAGCGAATGGGATACTATCATAGAAAATACACATTATCTGACAGAACATAAACATAAAGTTGTGTTTAATGTTGTTGTATCGATTTATACTATAAGTAGATTAGATCAATTATTGAAATTTTTAGATGAAGAATTTCCTAATACATTAGTTCATTGCAGTTTAGCAGAATTTAAAGATGATTTACTAAATCCTTTGAATTATTTTGATCACACATTAAAAGATAGATTAGTCAAAATAACCAAATTAAATTATTACAAAAACGACCAATTGTTAAAAAGTTTTATTGATGGATTGATCTCATATTACGAAAATCCAAAAATTAACACGCAAATTCTTAAAGAATTTTTTGAATTTAATGATAAATTAGATCAATCGAGAAACATTCGATTAAAAGACTATATTCCTGAGCTTGAAGAATATCGAAATAGGTGTTATAATAAAGCATGAATAATCCAGATCCATTATACATCGGTAACGAGATGGCTGCATTCGATCGCAAAGATCGTGCTTACTATGACAAGTTTACTGATGAGCAGAGCAAGAGCTTTTCAACTTATCTAATGTTGAAATACGGTGCTAATGTATCAGGCAGTGGTGATATGCAGGCCTATTATCTAATGGCCACCAATGAACGAGTGAACAAACACTTTTTTGACATCAATCGCCATACCAAGTTACAATGGTTAACATGTACTACAGTAAGTCCACAGATGGGTAATCAGTTCCACTATTGGTTGAAAGCAAAAAAGAAAGAGGGAGATAACAAAAGTCAAAAATTCTTGGCCAAGATATATCCTACGATGAAATCAGACGAAATAGAACTACTAGCGAAAATCAATGATAAACGAGATATTGCAGACATGGCAAGAGACCTCGGATTTGATGACAAATCAATTAAAGCCGAGCTATAAATGTAAATATTGCGCCAAAGAATTCCGCAAGGAATCAACTCTTGCGGCGCATCTCTGCGAAGAAAAACGTCGCTGGCAGCAGGAAAAAGAAACTGGAGTGCAGTTTGGTCTACAAGCATATCTACGTTTTTATGAGCTCACACAGGGGTCAGCCAAGATGAAGTCATATGTGGACTTTGTAGCCAGTCCTTATTACCGTGCATTCGTCAAATTTGGTCGCCATATGGTAGGTATCCGTGCTGTTAATCCACGTATGTTTATAGACTATGTGATCAAAGAAAACAAAAAACTTGATCATTGGTGTCATGAGAAGATCTATCTAGAATATTTAAAACAATATATGCGTAAAGAAGCAGTTCAAGATGCGCTTGAACGTGCTCTGAAGGAGATGCAGGATTATGCAGATGAATTGGGAGAGTTTAAAAACGGATTTAGTGATTACTTTAGGTTTGGTAATGCTAATCGCATTTGCCATCATATCGCTAATGGCAGGGTTAGTCCTTGGATTGTCTATAACTGTGCCAGCGGTGTTGATTTCCTTGATGGATTAAATGAAGAACAGATTGGAATAATACTTCCTTGGATTGATCCAGAATACTGGCAACGTAAGTTTCAAGATTATGTAGCGGACACAGAATGGGTTAAGACCATCCTTAAGGAAGCAGGCTTATGAAATTTAAAAGTGATATTGACATAGACTTTGCTGATCGTGAACAGGTATTACGCTTGTTAAACGTCACACCAGCAAGCATTATCAGAGATGGTAAGTTGACTCGTCATAACACTGGTGTTTATGCTACAGACATACCCGTAGATCCATTCACAGGATCTGCCAGCTTAGATTATAATGCCGCAGAAGATCGTGGCTATATGAAACTAGACTTATTAAACGTCCATGTGTATAAACAAGTCAGAGATGAAGCGCATTTGATTACACTCATGCAGGAACCAGACTGGACTAAGCTATATGATCCTGCGATTTGCTCCCAACTAATTCATATCAACAATCATTATGATACCTTGCTTAAAATGCCAGAGCCTGTGGATACTATTCCACGCTTGGCTATGTTTCTAGCAGTAATACGTCCAGGTAAACGACATCTAGTTGGCAAAACTTGGAAGGAAGTTGCAGATACAGTGTGGGATAAGGTTGAGGGTGAATATAGTTTTAAAAAGGCGCATGCTGTAGCTTATGCGACTCTGGTTGTGGTAAATCTTAACCTACTTTGCGAACCAGTGTAATACTACGCCTTTTACTACGTTTATTTGATATTTCTTTTAGGCTTACATAAGGTCCGTGTTTGATCTCTACATCTTTGCTGTTGAATGTTTTCAAACAAACTCGGAATTCCACCCAATCCTGCTTTAAAAATACATTGATAGGCACTAGCCTATTGCTTTCCCACCACCATTGATCTGCTAGCTCTAAAAACAAACTCTTTTGTGCTAGAGTGCGCAGAGCCGCATAGTCATAGATAGTGGTGATGATTTCGTCTGAATTCTGTATGATTCCTATATAATCATTACCGCCGTAGGTGATGTAGCTGATAAAAGGGTATTGATCTAGGAGTTTCTTGTAACTGTCTTCCATATGAATCGCGATAAATATACTAAAGGATCAAGCAAAATTGCCATTAATCACAAGTTATTTATATTCAAATACTTTCACCGTTCAGATTTTGGACTATGGCAACACCGCTATAACAACGAGGAACCGTGTCGTGTATCAAAGACCAATTGAAATCTACCGTGGAGCAGACAATCCCATAACCATTAAATTCAAGAATCAGGATCAAAAAGCCGCTAATATCGCGGGCCTGACCTTTACTGGTTATATTATTGATTACTTAAAAGGCAACGTTGTAGCCAATGTCGGCGTGACTGTGAGCAATGTTACGACTGCCACTGCCAGTACCATGTTGACCAGCGATTTCTTAAATACACTTCCTCAGAACAAATACAAACTGGCTTTCTTAAAGTATGATGGCACTTATGAAACACCTACATACAGCAATGATAATTTTGGAGTCTATGCTGAACTAAACATCAACCCAGCATTTGAAACAGATCCATTTACTTCAAGCACTACAGATTACAGTGGCAACGTTGACCTAGGTACGATATAATGACTGCACCAAGAAGATTACAGTTAAGACGCGGTAATTCAACAGCGATCAGTAGTTATACTGGTGCGGCTGGCGAGTTGGTAGTCAATACCACCGATTGGACGCTGTATGTTCATGATGGCAGTACCGTGGGTGGATACGCTACTACAACAAATACCACGAGCATCAACAATCAAATCTCGTCTGTAAACGCTAACATAACTGTGGCCAACTTAGGCATGAAAGGTTATGTCGATCAGGCCAATACTATACAATCAGCACAAATAGCATCAGCCAATATAGGCATCAAAGGATATATAGATCTAGGCAATACCATACAAGCCTCAGTAATCCTGGCAGCCAACCTAGGCATGAAAGGCTACGTGGACAGCGTAGCAGGCGGAACAAGTTATGACAACGCTAATGTTCGTGCATATCTAACCAGCTTTGATGGAAATATCGTCCCAAGTGCTAATGTTACCTACAGTTTAGGAGATAACACACATCGTTGGCGAGATCTATATCTAAGTGGTAATACTATTTTCTTAGGTGATGCTACCATTACTACAGAAGGTGGTAGATTAGTAACTACAGGTGCGGCGATCAGTCCACCAACAGGTGCGGTGGGATTCGCCAATGTGCAATTTGAAGCACCAACAGATTTCGCCCAGATTCGCAGTTATTATGTAGACAATAACTTTGGTTATACAGCTAACCTCAAGAGTTGGACTACTGCTCCTATCGTATGGGATCAACTAAGAAGTGCTAAATTTTATGAAAATAGTCTCATAATTGGAGGCGCTACACCAGGTTTTTCAGCATTAGATACGTCAGGTGGCAGATTTGCTAACGCTGTCTGTACCTTAGATACCACTGGTAATATCGCCAGCATCACCATTACCGATGGTGGTGTGGGTTATGACTCATACTATCCATACTATGCCACAGATCCTACAGGCTATAATAGTAACTACATTGGTCAATCTTACACAGGTTCACCCACAGGTGCTACCTTCAGGCGCATAGACCTTATACCTACCACAGCCAGCGACCTAGGTAATGTCGCATACTTAATACGTGGCTATTCCGGAGGCCCTGATATCACACGTGGACCAGCAGCTCCAACAGTTGGATCAAATACCTATACTTGGACTGGTAACAGTGGATCTACATTTAGTATAACCATTGATTGGACTGCTAATATGTCGACCAGCTGGAGTTATACTCCGGCATTGCCAGCTCTGACATCAGCACAAGAATGGCAGGATTGGTTGTTAGACTATCAATCTACTAACGATTACGGTTGGTTAATAGCTAGCGGGTCAGGAGGATCTGTTGGTGGTTACCAGGCTGTTTATGACTACCTAAACCGAGAAGCATTACCAAACATCCTAACCTATGATATCGATAATGCTATTTGGTATGTAAATAATAATATAATAAACAATGCAGGTACTACCGCTACTATATCAGATAACAAGTTCAGTGTAGAGTTTGGTAGAACCGCAATAGGCTATACTACTGTAGAAAACAGCTATGGTAATCCAGTCTACTGGTCACGTGGATTGAGTGCTGACACTGGTATCAGTTCTGGTGGTGACATGACCGTAGCAGGCGACCTAAGAGTGACTGGTGATCTATATGTGAGTCCAACTAGTATTTACATGGGCGATCTAAGGATCAGTGCGGCTGACGGTAATCTAAAAGTCAATACTGGTATTAAATTTGCCGACAATACCACTCAAACTACAGCTTATACAGGTAGTACCTACAGTAATATAAATGTTACGGCATATTTAACCACAG